GTTGGTTGTATCGCCCCAGGTTCCCGCTTTCTCACCTGTAGCAATCTTTTCTATGCCTAAATTGTCTGTATATGTACTTGCCATAGCTTTTTCCTACAATATCCTGCTGTCAGATTACCTTATACCGTTGTGTCTGTCCACGTTTCAGATGGTGAAGGAGTTATGTTTGTATATGTGTCCCCGGTGTGCGTTATATCACTCCATGTCTCTGTCCCAGAAGGCGTAATGTTTGTATATGTGTCTCCTGTGTGAGAGATCGCAGACCAGCTTTCGTTGTCCTCTGGCGTAATTACAAGATAAAGTAAGTTGCCTTCTGCATCGACAACAAAAATCATTTCCAAAGACGAGCTACCACCAGCTATGTATATGCCAGCCGATGTTTGTACGAACTCAGAGACTATGCTTGCAGTGCCTTCGTTAACTAAAAACGCACTGCTAGTTTGTGTGAAGGATGACTCGATGTCAGAGGTGGCTATTCTGATTGCAATACCAGCCGATGTTTGTGTTGCAGAGCTTACGATCTGAGCAATACCTGACATGGTAGCGGCTGAAACGGATGTTTGCTCAAACAAGAACGACAGAGAGGCAGGAGAAGCTAGAGTTCCGCCTCCTGCTGCGTTTTGCGTGAAGGAACTAGTCATGTTTACCGTGCCAAGAAACACCTCACTGCCAACACTAACTTTGGTGAAAAACGCAGTTAGAGACAGAACTTCTGGAAACAGTGCCCCTTGATCTGCTATCGCCTTTTCTGATATTGAGAACTCACCAAGCATCTATGCAGCACACCTATATGTGCAGGTAATAAACAAGTTTGCAGAACTGCTGTTAAGCTCGTTGTGATTTACTCTCGCATATCCTGCCCCTTGGCTAATACCATAAAATGAAATTTTTGATACACTAGCAGCTATATATGCCGCAACACTATCACCACCTGCATTTATAAATCTACACATAATTGATTGGCTTGTTTTATTACTGGTGGCAGATGCAAAAGGCAGTCCACTAATATCAAGATTTGATGTGCTAGTTCTATCTGTAAAGGATGATATTACTGCGGCAACTTGAACAAAACGACCAATTCTTATGTATAAAGCATTAGCAACAGTAGCACTCCCTGCCTCAAATGTTGGTGTCCATGTACCCTCTTCGTAATCATCAAGTAAATTATCGGAACTAGTACCACCTATATATACACCACCATTAATATACGCCTCATTAAATTTTGCACCTGATGAACCTAAGTCAATAGTGTCATTGATAGCGGCATTAGTAGACACATTAAAAGGCTGTATTGCGTTTAAGTTATCATTGAACCGCACACCTGTGTCGCCTGTCCCGATAGCTATATCACCTGATTTTGTGTTTATTTGTCCATCTGTGTTTCCGTCTTGTCTAAATTCTGCGACAGCACCGTCGTCAGTAAGCCTGTTTATAACAAAAGGTAATCCACCATCACGAATATGAAACCCCGCGCCCTCTGGTGTAAATATATGCCCTGCTACTCCACTATTATCGGATGTTTGCGCTATCATCACAGTCCCGTCAGATGCCACACGCATACGTTCTGAACCAGCCGTTTCAATAGCTACTGTATCTACGGCTGGAAACCTTATGTTTGTGTTAGTATCGTCTGAGTGAACAATTTTATCAGATATTGTCAGGTCGCCAGTTACAGTTGCAGTATTAGCAGTAATACCATTTGTAAACGTGCCGCTAAACACAGAGAATACATCATAGACAATAACCTCTAGTATATCGCTTGCTGTTGCGCCAGAATCCAAAACAATACTTGTGAGACTTGTGTCTGTGTAATCAGCAGGATCAAGAAGAACACCGTTAAGATAAACATCTACATAAGCACCATCTGCATAGGATAGTGCGTTGCCGCTATCATCAGTATTAAACGTGGTTTGCCCACCCGTAGCAGTGTAGATAAATCTACTACGAACTCCAAAACCATCTTGTTGTCTACCAATATAAGCCATTATGCGTCTGTCCTGTAAACTCCTCCAGCCATAAGATAAAGCGTTGCACCTGTGGTCCAAGTTGTGCCATTAACTGTACCCTCTAGGATAGGGAAAAACCCTGAGTAAGCCCTGGCTACATATCCATTTTGTATTTGACCTGTAAGAGCGTTTGTGTGAGTAAATGTTATTGGTGAATATTGGACGGCTGATGTCGGACTATCTGACGGTGAAAACGGAAGACCGTCTATATAAGCTGAACCAGTTCCTGCGTTAGATATATTAATTGCACCAGTATATATCTGAATAAATACAAGGTCGCCAATTTTTGTATAAACACCTGTGCTGTTAGTGATACTATTAACTGTCGGGTTTGTTACTGTGGCTTTTAAACCAACCGTCCATGTGCCTTCTTGATAATCGTTTAGTGCATTAGCCGCCGCAGTGTCGCCGTTAAAGGTAAGACCCCCACCTGAAAGAATACGCATACGTTCTGTGCCAGCACTAGCGGTTCCATCAACACTGTTGGTAAAAAAACGAATGTCACCAAAGTAATATGTTGATGGGTCAACACAGAATTTAATAGAGGAAAATCTTGCGGTAGATATATTTGTGCCAAAATTACGAACCTGTGAACTAATTTCACCAATGGTTGCATTTGTATGGGCAGTCCCATCAACACTGTCATTATAAAGCTGAACGCTATTTTTGACGTTTAACTTACCAAAACCGCTTGTCGTGCCGATGCTGACATTCTCACTACTATCAACAGTTACAGCCGTAGCGTCAGCCGCACTGCTGTTTATGCGGTTAATGCTATCGGCTATGTCTCTTGGTCTAGTCATTAGGGTGTCTCTTGGTTGTCCACGAATGTTTCGTAGGCTGATTTTACGTCACTAGTCCACACAGCGTTACAAACTGCCTGAACTGTTGCGTCTTCACCTGAGATGTCTGTGTCACCCCAAGTGTCACCTGTCTTGGTACGGCAATGCAAAACATGTCTGTGATATGTGCGGCTAATCTCTACACCATCATCTTTTACGATTGTTGACTTACGAACTTGGACGTTCTTATGTACGCCTCTAACTTCGCAGTCATATTCAAATTCTTTTGTTAAAGCCATTTTAGTCTCCTATGTTATCGTGGCGGAATTGCCACCTGTCCAACCCGACTTCCAGACGGGTTAAGCTGCTCTATAAATTACTGAACCAATTAAATACTGGTTACTTGCGTTGCCATTTGATAAAGTACTCGCTCCTCCATCATTACCCGCATAAAGTCTAAACTCTGTTGAGTTTTCAATAACATAACTTAAAACCATACCTGCTGAATCTACTGGAGCAGTGAAATATGTTAGCGCACCACCTCTTAACGCACCGTCTGTTTCATTCACTGAGGTAAAAGGCAAGCCATCTATCCTAACGTGCGCTCCTGCATTTGTGCCGCTAAACTGAATGAAATAAAAAGCGTTTACTAAATTTCCTATTTTTGTGTATCTGCCGTTAAACGTACCTGATGTACTTGTCCAACCTTGTTGTATACTAGGAGTCCATGTACCCTCGTCATAGTCATCAAGCGCATTTGCCGCCGCAGTGTCTCCATTAAATGTTAATCCACCACCAGCAAGGATACGCATACGTTCTGTTGCATTTGTAGAGAAAAGCATGCTTTGATTTTCTCTTTGTATAAAAGTAACTCTTCCACTTGCAGTGCCACTAGTTAAAATGGAAAAGCCATCAGTTGTGGTTGCGCCAGTTGCCGCATTGGTCATATGAATATATGCATGTGCGTTACTGCCGCTTTCATGGATATGTAATTTTCTAACTGGTGTCGTGCCAATGCCGACTTGACCCGAACTGTCGAAACGGGCACGTTCTGAACCAGCCGTTTCAACGGTAACGGTGTCTGCCGCCGCAAACCTAATTGCAGTATTTGTATCACCTGAATGAATTATTTTGTCAGATATTGTTACATCGCCAGTAGCTGTCACATCTTTTGTAGAGATGTCTCCAACTTCTAGTTCTGGTTTCGGACCGTCGCCAATATAACCCATTAGGTAATCTCCAATATAGACAACGCAACATCACCAGAGGATGCTGTGTTTGTTGTTACCTTCAATACGTCTGATGCTTCCATAACAACCTTTTGGTCGCCGCCCACAACAACCAAGGCACTGCCAACTGGTACAGGAGCCGCTTTAACTAGATATATATTATCGCCATCATTGTTCTCTAACTGCACATCAACAGTAATCTGCGATGCAACAATGTTGGCAACAGATAGTCCTATGATTGTGGTTTGTGTCGAGCTAGGGCAGGTATAGATAGTAGCAGCACTTGTGCCTACAGCAGTATCCGTCTTGATCTTGAATGTATTTGCCATGTTTTTGTCATCCCAAAGCTATAGCAAGCGCAACTGCTGTCCCTGCCTCGTCTACATTGAGTGTTGTTCTAGCCGCTGACGCATCTGCATCGTCTATCAAAGATCTACCATAAGCAGATAGATCTGTCACATCTGCGACTGAAGCACCGTTAAAAAATGGCAGTTTGTTTGCCGCACTGGTCTGATCAGAATCTAACACCATCACTTTTTGTGCTGGCATCGTGCAGAACAATGTCTTTGTCCCAGCCGACCAGTTTACGGCAGAGTCACTGTTGCTGGATTGTAAAATGGATGTTCTAGCAAGAGTTGTGCCGGAAGAAGCGTATGTGCCAACACCAACCTCAAAATTACCCGCACCGTCAGTACAGGCGTAATATGTTGTGTTACCATCACCGATAGAGCCGAATGTCTCAAAACCAGTTACCGCACCAGCAAGAGTGTATGTTCCCGTGCCTGTGGTTGTGCTGGTTTCTTTGACTCTATCAGCAATAATCAGAGCCATTACTTCAACTCAATGCTGAGATTGGTAGCGTTAATTCTAAAAATGTCACCACTTGCGATTTGTCTGCTTGAGTCTAACGCACCAACAAAAAGAATGTTTCCGCTGGACGAAGCATCCGCTAAAAACACATGCGTTATAGTTTGTGTTGTACCACCCGAGGCAGGAAACTCCACATTGTTTGTATTGTTAACTGTTTGTGCGTCAGTAGACGAAGATGCTAATGTCCAGTTCGCTGCTGTAACCTGCTGTCTAGCGTAGTTTGTAAAACTTGCTTCAGTTACACTACCCGCTTCTGCATCAGAAACAGCGGTGGCAAGCCCGACATATATGCTATCACCCGGTGTAGAAAAACTACCTGCGTTATTTTTAAAAATAAGGCTGAGAAGTTTGTTCTCTAAGTATGTAGTAGCCGCATTTGTAGTTGCCATATCTATGTTCTCCTAGTATCTGGTAGACCACGACGATAAGCGTCTGTGTTTTCTCTTGCCTCACCAAGATCTTTAAGTCTACTTAATTGCTCTGTAAAACGAGTATTATACAGTTGTAACATATCCGCTTCACCTTTCATATAGTTATAAGCTTCGTAAACTGCACCATACAACAAAGCATACGGAGCGTTTGTACTAAGCCATGTCGTGCCGCTATCTGCGCCCGCAGTAAGACTAGCGGGCTTATAATAGTAGTGAAGCTCGACGTTATAGCTAGAGTCTGGGGTTGGAGCTACGATAAAGTTGTCCGTGTCGAAACGAGCGTAGTATCTAGGTAATCCTGTTGTAGTCGACGCAGGTGTGTACGTCTGTAGATAATTTACATCCTTCTGCAAAAGAAACTTTTCAGATCCTGACGTAGTGATTCTCAAAGAAAAAGAAGCTAGATAATCTGAGGGAACTGACAAATACTGATCGTTATTGGTTAAGCTACTTGTAACGTTCTTTCTAAAATTTTCTAAATCAACAGCACGAAATATCTTGTCTTCCGTTGCTTTGATAAAGTTATTTAGATTAGTTACGAACGACGTTTCTGTGTTTTCCGTATAATCTTGTATAGCTGTTTTAAGTGTGGCTAATGTAAAACTCATGTGTTTATTTGACCTCCCATACCTGAGTGGTTGGTACAATAGTAATACAATGTAGGCGCACCTGTCGCCACCACTATTTGTGTATACGCACCTGACGATCCTGGTGTGCCGCTAGTTGTTACACCTGTTGTGTACTCTGACCCGCCGCCATGCGTCCCGTTCGCTGTTGTTGAAAACCGCAACGGATGACCTGAATTACTTGAGTCAGACTGATCAAACCTATACGTCTCTCCTTCTGTCAAGGATAGTGTCGGAGCTTCAGAACCGCCAATGTAATATTTGTTGCCGCTGTAAGTAGATTGAACTGTAACAGTGTATGTTGTGTACGACGCTGTAATAATAGAAGCACTTGCTGTCTGTATGAAACTAGACACAATACTCGCTGTGTTTGGACCAGAAGTCTTTTTCTCCGCAGAGGCAACTTTACCGCCCCCTTTGATTGATCCTACAGTTGCTGTCTCAGAAGAACCTCTTTGGCTTATATCAAATGTGTATGAGTCTGTGTCTATAACAGTTACAGAAAAAGAGTCTGTGTTTTCTATAGCGGTATCTGTAAAGCCGTCAAAAGACTCAACCGTCCTAAACTGCACCAAATCACCCGTAGTTCTACCGTGACCCGGTTCTCTTACAGTGATAACTGACGAACCGCTAGAGCCCGATGTAAATGGGTTTAGTGGTAAAATAACTCTAGCCGCAGGTTCTACTCTATCCGGTCTAGGATCGCGCAGGTTCTCAGGATCAAAAACATTTCTAGGAGGGGTTAACTGTGGGTGTTTTTCTTCGAACTCATCCGGTCCGACCAACAAACCATTCCACTCTTTTTTCATGTCAGCTAACCGATAGCGAAAACCTGACCTATCAGAGATACCATACGCCTTTGATCCTGATGCGTACCGTCCCATTATCTAACCCTCAAATACCGCATACTTGGAGTCAGCTTTAATGGAACACGATCTTCGTCTTCGTCAGCGGCTCGTTGGAACTCTTCTTCATAAATAGTTTTTAACAACTGCACTCTGTCTGGAGCTCGTTTAACAGAAAGATAGTAAGCCAACCCAGAAGCCATGCATGGTAAAAACCTGAAAGGTGCATCAACGTCATTTACGAGTGCGTCTGCGTCTTCAATGCGTTGTACATAGTAATAGCGTAAAACATCTGTACTGTTTTCTGGTGTAGCCCAAAGATTTATTTCTGGGGTGACTTGTCTGTTAAAGTAAAAACTGGAGGGACGACCCTGTGTAGTTTTGTTCGGTTGGCTCTGATATTCTCCCCGACTTATTCGTTGAACTTCAAAGTCCACTCCGTCGCGTCTAACAACCACTTCCAAAAGATCAGCGATTGTGTTGGACAAACTATATGTTGCAGTTCCAGCAGTTAGAGCTTGTGTGCCTAGCTTGACTGTCCAGAGATTAACGCCTCTGTTCGCCCACTCAGCAAACATGAGATTAAGAGACCGACGAGCAGTTTCAGCTTCGTAACCCGTGCGAATTTCAATTCCGCAACGCTCGTATGCCTCTTCGATGACTTCTGCAACATCGAGAGTAAAATCTCTAGAACCTGAAGTAGCCATCTATTTTTTCTTTTTAGCCATTCCACCGCCACGCATACGCATGGGTTTCTTAGCCATACCGCCATGACCCATTTTCTTAGCCATGCCGCCACCACGCATACGCACGGGCTTTTTAGCCATGCCGCCACCACGCATCCGTATAGGTTTCTTAGAAGCCATACCTCCGCCCATCATTTTCTTGGGCTTCTTGCCTCTCATTCCTTTGTTACCTGGCATTTTTCTCTCCATCTTCGTCGGGTTAAAACCAAACGCTCTAAATCATCAGTGCCATAATTAGCGTAATAATTTAGACGCTCCAAAAACTTAGACGCTTCGTCAAGATGCGACAGTCTTTGTATCAAAATCATATCATAAGTATCTTGAAAAGAAAGCAACCAAATGTCTTTTTCTTTTAATGCTAGATAAGCGTTCAACCCCATACAACAACCTTCTAGCTCTTCGTATGTTAACTGCTGTATCTGAGAACAGATTACCACCTGATAGTCATCTGTAAACGCTTCTATTTGTTCTGCCACCTCCTCCCAGAGATTAGCGACTTCGACAACCTTAACTTTTTCTTCGACCCATGCTTTCAAAGCATAAGGACAAGCAGGAATGTTTGCTGTTTCTGGAGAGGGTTGAGATACTTTTTCTCGTATCCATGTGTCTAAAAAATCATAGACACTCATTTTTTCTTTCGTCTTCTAACCGCTTTTACTCTTCTTGGTTTTCCTGCGGGTTGTCCAAGACGTTTTTTCTGTGCGATCCTGGACTTCTTTTCAGAGGCGGACATTTCTCCGGCTGTTTTAGGGGTTTTACTGGATATCCTCTTCGAGGGACGACAATATGGAGTACCCCGTTTTTCACCTTTCCTTCTCCCACATGCTTTCCCCGTGCGGACATCTTTCCAATCCTCTTTAAACCAACGTTTGAGGGCTAGACCCTTTTTTGTCTTACGGACGCGGGGCATCAGAATATCTTAGTAGTTCTATACTTAAAACGTTGCCCGTCGCGGAACTTTGGCTCTCCTCGCACCATTCCTCCACTTGCTTTTTTAACAGGCTTCTTCTTGCTCTTATTGCCCCAATTCTTAGCTCCGACCTTTCGACATTTTGCAATAGCTCCACTCGCATACGCTGACGGGAATACTTTATATCGCGCCTTGACTTTATGGTAGCAAGCATCCTTTTTAGACATGTCACTTTCTCCTCATTCTTTTCTTCCTAGAAGCGCAATGCGCTCTTTCAGAAAAACCTCTAGGACGTTTACAATTAATAGCACGTTTGCGTTTTTTGCTCCACTTCCTTTTTTGAGGTGGCTTGGAGACTTGTTTAGACATTTGAGAACGTGACATAGCCATCTGTCTGTCCTATCTAAGAAGCGAAGAAGCCTCCTAGACTAGCAGCTAATATTAGACCTGCTAATCCCCACAGCTTCATATCAAGACCTTTTAGAACTTTATCTTGATTTTCTAAACGCTCATCAATTGATTTGTACCGCAGAGCACACTCAGCTTCGTGCTTTTCAAGTCGGGTAAGGAGTTCGTCTGTTTTAGCCATCAGCACTTCCATCTCTTTCTTGCTTGACAAATACGCTTATTAGGCGTTTTGCGGCAATTTATATTGTGCTTCTTGCGTTGTCCATCGGAACGAGCACAAAAAGACTTGCGCCTTTTTGCCGCTTTACTTCCTTTTTTGACTTTACCAGTAACCGCAGTCTTTAGTT